CCCAGACCGTTTTGACTTTAAGGGTTCGGTAATTTTTATTACAAACTTGAAGTTTGACAAAATGAAATCGCAAAAATTGCGTGATCACTTGGATGCACTACAATCACGCTGTCACTACCTGGACTTAACTCTGGATACCATGCGTGACAAATTGTTGCGTATCAAACAGATTGCCAAAGATGGTGTGTTGTTTGCAGATTATGAATTTGACCCGGAAGTGCAAGACGACATTATTGACTTTATGCACACCAACAAGGACCGTTTGCGTGAGGTGAGCTTGCGTATGGCTCTCAAGATTGCAGACTTGCGTAAGATGAGTGTGTTAAATTGGAAACGTCTTGCAGAGACAACATGTATGAAAGTGGCAGGTTAATATGGAATGGCAAATTTGGGATGAAGGTTTGTACTTGTACAGTGTTTACACTGTGGAAGAAGCAGATGAACACAAGACAGTGGGATTTGAAGTGAAGGCATTAGAGCTAGTTTAATCTGGGCATTGGTTGGCTCCGGCCCAGACTTTGGCAGGGACTTCGGTCCCTGCTTTTTTGACTTCTGTGTTTAAATACTGTATACTAACACAATGCCTCAATCACTTGCGATACACCTAGGTCAATCTGACCCATTGGTTTTACGATTCAAATTGCTTAACAACCCCATAGCCGAATTGTGGGCGGAGCGTATGCAACAAAGATCGTCTTGGCTCATGGATCACCCTGACAGATTTTATGGATTCGGAACACCCAAGCAAGAGCTACAACGAGCACAAGAACAGATACAACAATGTATTGACACCATCAACAGTCATGAATTTATTATAACCAGACCGTTTGGGTTCAATCAAGATTGTTTAAATTATTTGCACAACATATTTGAACGCTATCACGGATTACTGGATCAACAAAATAGTGATTTCTGGGAACGGGCACCAGTGCCAGTTCGAGAGGCCCTGGCGGAATTGAATCTAAATGTGCATCGTTGTGAAAGTGTCATGTCCGGAAACCCACCCAGGTTTGTGTGTACTTGGTTTGGCATGCCCAAAACACATACCTTGAGCACGTTGTTGCAAGGACAATACGGAACCATGCAGGTAAAGTTTGGCACCGTTTATTTGAACTATGTTGAAATAGGCAAGACTCTTGAAGACTTGGCACAGGATCAAGATGAATACATTGGCGATGATGCGTTCCTGCCGTTTGATCACTACAGTGCCGACTTTAGAGTGGCATTTTATGATCGGGACCTGTCAGAAAAAATACCTGCCATGACCTCATACTATCAAGAACATCATAACTTTTTTGTTGCAAAGGGTATAACTTCAGTGTATAATGTACAAGCACTACCACTAAGATTCCCGGTAGCAGAATTAGAACACACCCTGGACCGCAACAACCTACTGAACCAAATCAGTAACCGTCAATACATAACACAAGTAACACTAGAATGAAACGATGCACAATACAAATACGTGATGAAGTAAACATCAAACTAGAAGGCCTGGACTTGGATGTACGCAAAGCCCTGACCAACGCTTTCAAATATGATGTACCATATGCACGTTACTTGCCAGCGGTTAGACTGGGACGTTGGGACGGCAAGGTCAGTTACTTCCAGATGGGTGGTAGCACATACACCAACCTGTTGCCCGAGATCATTCCCATACTTGAACGGTTTGATTACGACATTGAACTGGATGACCAACGAGAATACTCAAACACATTTGAGTTTGAGCAGGTGCGTGAGGATACTTTTGCACACATCATGTGGCCCAAAGGACATCCACAAGAAGGTACACCCATTGTGATGCGTGACTACCAAGTGGAGATTGTAAACAGTTTCCTAGCCAATCCGCAGTGCCTGCAAGAGGTGGCCACAGGTGCAGGCAAGACTATCATGACAGCGGCCTTATCAAATGCTGTGACACCATATGGACGCTCAATCGTTATTGTGCCCAACAAGAGTCTGGTTACACAAACAGAAAAAGACTACGTCAACATGCAACAGGATGTGGGCGTGTACTTTGGTGACAGGAAAGAATATGGACGCCAGCATACCATATGCACTTGGCAAAGTCTCAACATCTTGTTGAAGAATACCAAAGCAGGTGTGGGTGATTGTACCATTGGCGAGTTCCTGGAAGGTGTGGTATGTGTTATTGTGGACGAAGTACACATGGCCAAAGCAGATGCACTCAAAACATTGTTAACTGGTGTGATGGCCACAGTGCCAATTAGGTGGGGGTTGACTGGAACCATACCCAAAGAGAAGTTCGAAAGCCAAGCATTGCTGGTCAGTCTTGGGCCTGTTATAGGGCGACTCAGTGCTAATGAACTACAGCAACAAGGTGTGCTGGCCAATTGCCATGTGAACATTGTGCAGTTGGTAGATTATGTGGAGTTTAAAGAATACCAAAGCGAGCTTAAATACTTGCTTGAGGAATCAGGCAGACTGGACACCATAGCAGAGCTAATACGCAAAGTAAATGAAACAGGCAACACACTGGTGCTTGTGGACAGGGTAGCCGCAGGCAATGCCCTAGTAGAACGACTGGGTGAGCGAGCTGTGTTTGTGTCTGGTGCCACCAAAGCAAAAGCAAGACAAGACGAATATGATGAAATTGCCGACAGCACTGATAAGATTATTGTGGCTACCTATGGTGTTGCCTCTGTGGGTATTAATATCCCTAGGATTTTTAATTTGGTTCTTATTGAACCCGGGAAAAGTTTTGTCCGCGTTATCCAAAGTATTGGACGGGGCATAAGAAAAGCCGAAGACAAAGATCATGTGCAGATCTGGGACATAACTTCGACCTGCAAGTTTGCCAAACGTCACTTGACCAAACGCAAAACTTTTTACAAGGAAGCCAAATACAACTTCACACAGGAGAAGTTAGAATGGATGAAAATCGCTTGACTTTCTATCACAAATACTGTATTATAACAACATGCGAATCCTTACATTAGACAATACCTATTACGATTTAAACCACTTGCCCGAAGAAGTGGATGACATGCGTTTTGCTATATTAGATAACTCTAATCCAGCAGAACCAGACTATCATTTTATCCCACTTATCTTTTTGGAGAGCTTCAATGCACCTGCCTTGGTGCTACGGATAGGCAAAGCAACAATCAAGATGCCCATGGATTGGCAAATACTCATTGGCGAGCCTGATATCGGTGACCTTGAAGTTCTACCGTTAACCAGCATTAACGATCGTGGGTTCCGGGTGTTTCAATTCAATCCCTTGTCAAGTTACAGACCCAGCTTTCCGGACATTGAAATACTAGATGTGTATCACGAAGTAAACTGGTATGCACCCAAACTCAAGAACGGCCAAATGCTGGCTGTGCCCTTGAACGATGATGCAGAGCCCGATTGTGTTTACTTTGTGAAAGACGTCAGTCGCAACTGTGAGATTGTTGACTACACCAAGGCCTGGTAATATGCCCTATACCGAACCTGAAATATTTGAAATAATTAATCGCTTGTCCCGAGTATACTTGGAAAGTTATCCGGACGATCGAGAAGGCCTGGAGCGATTCTTGCGTTGGGCGCATGTACAATATGGATACACATATGGGCAATCTTAAACCTGATGCCACTTACATCTATGAACGTGCAAATGGAATGATATATGCTCGCGAGTCGGGTGCCGACCCCAGTACCAGAGTCGAAGTGGGGTATGAATACGATCCTGTATCTGGACACCGGATAGATCACGATTCAAGAACCGCAGATGGCAGACCTTTGCATGTGCATATTCAAGAAAACAAGATGTGGGGAGAAATTCGGCGTGCCGCACCAACCAATCCTGCTTTACAAGATGCACTGGATCGTGCTATAATGATTTACAAACTGACCAAGACCAATGAGTAAAGTCTATTGTAAGGCACCCTGGGTGTCAACAAGTTACATGCCCGGGGGCAAATTCGCTCCTTGTTGTCAATGGTCTGGCAACTACTTTGATTCCCAGCAAGAAATGGTCAACAAGGTGGGCGGTGCATTCTTGGCAGGACAAGTGCCCGACGAATGTTTGAGTGCTTGCCCGACTAGCAACAACATTGAAAACAGTTGGCGCAGAATGTTTGAGACTTACGAAACTGATTATAAAAACAACGTTATACAGTTTTTAGATTTTAGAAACAACAACTTGTGCAATTTGAAATGTCGCAGTTGCGGTCCGATGTTTAGCACAAGTTGGAGTTCGGAATCCAAAAGATTAATTATAAACGATTACGATCCGGGCACATTGGCCGAAATTGATTTGAGTCAGTGCAAGGAAGTGTACTTTGCTGGCGGCGAACCACTAATGAATCCGCAACACTACGATGTGTTAAAAATGTTAATTGCACAAAACATCAACCCCAGCTTGATATATAGCAGTAATATGAGTGTGACTGGCTACAAAGATCAACAAGTTGCAGATCTTTGGAAACACTTCAGCAATGTTAGCCTACAGGCCAGTATAGATGCTGTGGGCAAGTATGCAGAGATTGTGCGCAGCGGCACCGACTGGGCCACAGTGGAAGCTAACCTGGCCTGGGCACAGGAATTGACAAATGTCTCACTGAGAGTTTGCCCGGTGATAAGTGCTATCAACATATGGTGGATCAAAGATTTGTTTGACTATTTTGATTGGATGGATCCAGCTGACTTTAATCCAGTCTTGGCCTACGCAAATAGTGTAATTGGTATTGGATGTATTCCTTCTCAATATCGTCCAGAGTTGATTGCCGTTCTTGAACAAAGCAAGTTTAAAGACAAGTATAATATACAACAGGCATTGACAGTATTACGTGAACCAGTTTTAACTACACATTGGTATCAGTTCCTTGCACAACAATTGGTGCTGGACAACTATAGAAAAGAACATTGGTATGATAATCTACCAATCAAACACAACATCTACACAGAGTCATTGGACTTGCAATCAAATGAGTGATAAACTAAACATTGCCAACGAAATGCGCCAGTTCGATCGCAAGAACAGAAACTTCTACGACGAACTCACACCCGAAGAGCGGAAAAAGTTTTCAAACTATCTCATGATACGCTGGGGATCAGCCGTAGAAGGGCCACAGGACTTGCAAGAGTACTATGTGATAGCCACCAATGAACGACTCAACAAACATTTTTTTAGCGTGAGCAAACATCCTAAACTGCAATGGCTCATGGCCACAAGTGTAAGCCCTGATATGGGCACACCTAGACACGTTTGGATTGCTCCCAAGAAGAAAGAAGCAGGACTCAGCGCCAAACGCAAAGCATTAATGGCTATCTATCCACACTACAAAGATGATGAAATAGATGTCATGTGTGAAATAACCACCCAAAAAGAAATTGACGAATACAATCGTCTAGCAGGCAATGACAAGAAATGACATTCACGTGCGAATACTGCA